TAACCAACATTATGGCAAGGTCTAGTGTTGTTCCAACTTTGTTGAACAATGCGTCCATATTTTATCAATATGATATACAAGATGGTGATACACCAGAATCTATTGCTTACAAATATTATGCTGAATCATATCGTTATTGGATTGTTTTGTTTGCAAATCAAATTATTGATCCACAATGGCAATGGCCAATGAATTATAATGTTTTCAATAAGTATTTGGAAGACAAATATCCGTCAACCAATGTGTATTCCACAATACACTCTTATGAAAAAATTGTAACTCAAGTTGATAACGATACTGGAACCACTACCGTAAATAAAATTACAATTGATGAGGACACATATAATTCATTGATTGAAGGGACACATACATATTATTTACCTACTGGTTCTGTGACTATTACCATAGAAAAAAATACAATTAGTGTATTTCAATATGAAAACGATTTAAATGAATCGAATCGTAGTATCAGATTATTGAACACACGTTATGTTGATGAAATTGAAACTGAATTTAAAAATTTAATGGCCAACTAAAATATGGCAGAAATTGAAAACAATTTTAATGTGACGCCAGCTCCTGCTGGAATTTTTTATCCACAAGATTATTCTTTAGAAAAACTTGAATTTATAAACTCAAGTGGCCAAAGGTTTAACATGAGAAATCTTATGGTGGATTTATCATATTATGAAGATATCTATTCTTTTTGTGTATCTGGTTCAGTTACATTAAGAGATGCTCAAGGATTTATTGAAGCGTTTCGTTTAACTGGTTCCGAATACATAGAAATTAATTTTGGTAAAATTAAAGGTGCACCAAACACCAATAACCAAACATATCACATCTACAAAATTGGTAAAAGAGTTCCAACAGGAAATCAGAATGATGAATTCTATACCGTATTCTTTTGTTCTGAAGAATTGTATTTGTCTGAACAATTAAAGATTAGTAAATCTTTTACTGGTACAAAAATATCAGATATCATTAAGAATATATTAAAAAATACATTAAAAATACAAACATCAAAAATAGGTAAAATTGAAGAAACCACAGGTGTTTATGATTTTATCGTTCCTAGATTAAAACCTTTGGAAGCCATTAGTTGGTTATCAACATATGCTAGACCAGCAGCCAATGCAAAAGGTTCAGATATGTTGTTCTACGAAAACCGATATGGTTTTAACTTTAGGTCTTTACAATCAATCTATAAAGATAAAGTTTATGCAACTTATAAGTATCAACAACAAAATTTATCCAAAGAACAAGAAAGTTTAAAAGATAAAACTATTTCTGTTTTGGATTATCAATTTATTAAAACTTATGATTTATTAAATGCTACTGCTTCTGGTGCATATGCAAATAAGTTAATTTCAATTGATCCTTTGACTAGAAAATCTACTGTTACCAGTTTTGATTATAAGAAATATAAAGATGGAACATCATCATTAAATGGAAATGCTCCAATGAGTTCTTCTGAAAATCGTTTGGGTATAAAACAAAATGAAGCTTCCGATTCTGTTGTAAAATTACTAATAGGTAATGCCAATCAATCATCGCAACCTTACATTAAACAGGCTCCAGGTTCGGTCGCTAAAGATATTTTTGTTGAAACTTATATACCCAATAGAACAGCACAACTGTCTTTGGCCAATTACACTTTAGTTAAAATTTCTATACCTGGCGATCCAGGTGTTACTGTAGGTTCTGTTATTGAATTTAACTTATTGTCTTTAAAACCCTCTGATAGTAAAAAAGAATTAGATAACTTCTATTCTGGTAAATATTTGGTAACAGCTGTAAGACATATGATTGATGATGGTGGTTCATATATAAGTGTGTTGGAAATAGCTAAAGATAGTAGTAAAACATCATACTATGATGCAAATATTAATTCAAAGAGTTATTCAGAGGCTAGAAAAAGATAATGGAAAATTTTGCTGGTAAAGATGGATTTATTTGGTGGATGGGTGTCATTGAGGACCGTGCTGACCCTTTGGGATTAGGTCGTTGTAAGGTTCGTATTTTTGGTTGGCACTCCGATAACAAATCTGAACTTCCAACTGACCAATTGCCTTGGGCTATGCCAATGTATCCAATCAACCAATCAAAAACATTTTCATCACCAAAAGTTGGTGAATGGGTTGTTGGTTTCTTTATGGATGTTATTTCTGGTCAAGCACCCATAATGATGGGTGTGATACCTGGTTTAAATCCACAATAGGATAAAAAATGGAATTAAATACAGACCAAATAAAACAATTAGATAAAGCGTTAGATGCTAATACATCATCTACACAAATAACTTTACCTAAAGTTTCTGCGGGTGCAAACAATGCAACATCATTAAACACAGCAGAAAATAGTTCTCCAGGTGCACCATCACTTAATGCAACTATCTATGCATCAGGTAATGCCACAACCGCTAAAACAGGTATCAAAAAATCAAACGAAACAATATCTCATGCTTGTGATTCTAGCACATATGTTGGTAAAATAGTAAAACAAGCTGGCGCTATTGGTGGAAAAATTGTTCAAGCAATCCGTGATGCAATTAAAGCTATTATGACTTTTTTTGGTGTAAACCCTTCAAGTAGTGGTTTAATGTCCAAATTGAAAAAACTTTCACAAGAAGTTAAAGATAAAATGAAATTTATTAATGATATAACATCTGCATTACAGGGTTATATTACCTATGTAAATGCAATCAAACAATTAATTTCTTATATTTTAAATTTGCCTGCTCGTTTATTAACTTATTTTGCTGACTGTGTTAAAACATTACAAAAACAATTAGTAGCTGGATATCAATCAGCATTAGATGCTACTACAGACCTTACTGACACAACATCAAAAGATTTAGAAGAATTAAAAAAGAATATTGATTCTATAAAACAAAGTGTTGGTGCTTTAGTTACAACAGCTGCAGCTGCAGCAGGATCAATGTTAACTTTAAGTCAAACACCTACAGGAAACACTCAAGCACAAGCTGAAGCAACAAAAGAAGTATTCACTGCTGCTGGTTTCTCTGGTGCATTATCAATGGAAAAACCTTAAATCATGGCAGATATAACAGAACCGATATCAGCGTATAACGCACAATATCCATATAACAATGTAACACAAACCGAATCTGGACACTTTCAAGAGTTTGATGATACTCCTGGTGCAGAAAGAATTCGCACACAACACCGAACAGGAACATTTACAGAATGGCAACCTGACGGTACTGAAGTTCACAAAATTGTTGGTAATGGATATCGTGTTGTTGTTAAAGATGATAATGTTATCATTGAAGGTAAATGTAATATTAGTATTACAGGTAATGCTGAATTGACTATTGGTGGTGATGCTATTACTCATGTAAAAGGAAGTGTTCAACAATTGGTTGAAAAAGATTATAACCTTGTTGTTAAAGGAGATTATAATGTTACCACTTCAAAAGATTTAAATTTAAATGCCGTGGGTAGCACTAGTGCTGTATATGTTCAAGCTGGTGATAGAATGGTGTTAAATACAGACTTAACTGTTCATGGTGAAATATTGGCCGATTCGGTTTATTCTGAGGGTGCTGTTACTGCTGGAACAGGTATTCACGCTGGACTTCCAGGTTCTGCCAATCCAACTGCAGGTATTTCCACATTGGGTGGATTAAATGTTGGAACAGTAGGACCAACAGTACCAGGAATTGTTGATGCTACGGTATCAGTTAATGCTGGCGTTTCCGCTTTTGCACCAATAGTATCTGATATATTTGGTTCAATGGAAAATTTTAGAATAAATGTTGATAGACATGTTCACGTTTATCATCCAGGACCAGGTTCAGCAACACCAACCACACCACCAACCGAACCAATGGAACTTTAATATGGGTAGTATATACGGCCGTTTAGGTTTTGATTTTGATACCGCCAAGTTTGACGGTGCAGATACTATGTCTGCAAATGTTATAAACTTTTTAAAAAGTTCTTCATTACGTTTATCCCAATGGCAAGTAGATGATATTGCCAATGCAACTGCAACAGGTTACTATCAGAATCCACATAATGATGTTCTAGGCACATTGTCTGTGTTTATTGGTGGTTTAGGAGTGTATGCAAACACAGCAAAT